AGACGCCTTCGGTCGATTTATCTTCATTGATGAATTTACCAGTAACAACATGAGCGCAGAGAACTTCGCACCAGAGCTAAAGCGATATCTCGATGCTGAGTACGGTAATTACAAGTTTGAGCATGGTCATGGCGACCCGGCTGGTGGAGATGGCAATCAATCAACAGATAGAACACCATTTGACATACTGAGAACGCACGGAATATTCGCCTCGCCCACCAAGACGAATGATCCATTGATTCGTAGGGCGTCCATTAGCTCGTTAGGGTTACGCAATTGTATGGATGGCAGACCGGCATTGATTATTAGCCCAAAGTGCAAGATGTTACGCAAGGGCATGGCGGGAGGCTTTTGCTATAAGAGAGTTCAGGTAACTGGCGAGGTTTATGCCGATAAGCCTGATAAGGGTATTTACTCGCACATAGTTGAGGCGGCTGAGTACCTACTTCAAGGTCAGGGCTGCGGCTCTGCTGCTGTACATGGTAAGCCTGTATTTCAGGCTCCCCATAAAATTAAATCATTTGACCCATTTAAGCGGAGATAGTATGCAAAGATTAATAGGTAAAGACGTCAGTATTAGCGATTTAAAGGGACATGAGGTCATGCTGGTCATAGTTTATGATTTATTGGCTAGACAGGCTCAACCAAGGTTTATCACTGAGGCAAGCGCGACGAAGGTTGTATTTGATATGCGCAACAACATATCTAAAATGCAGATGCAGCGGCTCATTACGGAGCCTTTGAATGCTTCATTACCTGAATATCAATGGTCTATCAATACCACTGATCGCTCATTAACAGCCTCTTTGAAAGTGAAAGCCAATGCCAAAGGTAAGAAAGCCAACGCTGTCAATGAACAGACAGACGCCTCAACAGTATCAGGAGTCGAGGCGGCTTAGCGGTTATCTGGTTTATACAGAGGGCTGGATGGGCTTCGATCATGTCTATGCAATATTAAGACTGTCGAATAGTTGGGTAAAAGTTAGCCACAACTTTGCTTATACGGAGGTTCAAGTCATCCCCTTGGGGTGGAAATGGGCCGATGCTGTCGATGGTGAGCTTCAAAAGTTCACTGTTGATATCCCGTATAATCAGAAGCGGTACGGGTTTGGCGCTATGACTTGCGTTGAGACGGTCAAAGGTTTGTTGGGAATAAGTAACTGGCGAGTGGTGACGCCTAAACAATTGAGGAGATACATCGATGGGCAAAAAACCTAAAGCATACACGCCAAGTCCTGAAGAATTGGCTTTACGCGCAGCTCAACTCGAAGAGATGCGAGACAAAGGGTCTGAGATAGCGAAGCAAAAGTTTCGGATGTCCAGAGGCGCTAAGGCTGGACGTTCACTGATTAAACAGCAAACCAATGAACAGCAAACCAATAAACAGCAAACGTTAGGGGCATAGATCATGGGGCAATCAACAAGTTGGATGACAAGAGCAAAACGGCTAGAGAGAGAACTCGAAGCGAAGCAACAGGCGCATCAGCAAGACCCTAGATATCAGCGGGCTGTTCGTCTGGGGCTCCTAGATGAAGGTCAATCTGTAGGTAAGGGTACGGTTAGCCCTAGAGGCGCTGCATCTAGCAATTACGATCAGCGATTGGCTGAGACTCATCTATCGAACAGCGAAACTAATGCCGATACTAATGAGCTACAAGCCCGTCAGCGGGAAGAGATCAGCGATAGAACACAAGAAACCCTAAAGATTGGCTTGAGGGCGAGACGCAGACGATCTTCACCAAGATCATTGTTAGCACAGAACGCAGGGACGAAAGGTATTTTAGGGGCAATGGGAACACTGGGATAAGATCATGACAGCGTTAGTTTTACTGAAGCAGTTCGAGAAAGCCAAGCGATTGAAGAATCAGTCTTGGTATAACCATATGCGCGAATGCTACGAATACGCTGCGCCCAATCAAGAAACCTTTTTCGACCATACGCCGGGTGAGAAGAAGAACACAACAATCTATGATGATACTGCTGTGCGAGGGGTGGAGACATTCGCCTCCAGACTACAGTCTTATATGGTGCCACCGTGGCAGAAATGGGCCACTATCTCACTAGGGCCAAGAGTGCCAGAGGAAGAGGGCGAGAAATCCGTCCAGTTCGACGGTAAAGAGATGACAGTGAACGAGGCTTTAGAACTCACCACTGACATTATTTTTGATTACATCCACCGGTCTAACTTTGATGCGATGGTTTACCCGGCTCTTGTTGATTTGGCTATATCTACAGGTAATATAACTTGCGAGTTTGACGCTTTAACGGATGATCTAGTCTTTAACACTTTACCCTTGCCGCAGGTTTATTTGGAGTCTGGTCCTCGTGGGGGTATCGATAACCATTGGCGAGAATGGGAGGTTCAGCTTAACCATATCGAACGATTATGGCCTGATGCTAAGATTAGTGATGAATTACAGGCTCAGATCGCCCGCAAAGCTGACAAGAAGTCATGGTTTGTCGAAGGGTGTTTGTTTGATGGCAAAGAATATCACTATATCGTTATCGATAAGACGCGCAAACATTTCTTAGTTGATTACAAAACAGAGTCTAGCCCTTTCATAAGCTTTAGGTCGTCCGTGACTGCGGGTGAGACTTATGGGCGTGGCCGTGTGATGTCGATCCTTCCATCAATTAAAACACTGAATCTTGTCGCTGAGTACGAGATGAGAGGCGGCGCTATTGCCGCAAGTGGTGTATGGACGGGCGTAACTGACGGACAGTTCAACCCTTATACGATTGAGATAGCGCCGGGTATCATTATCCCTGTCCAGTCTAATGACCAGCGAAACCCTTCAATTGCTGCCTTACCGATGAATTTTGACTTTAACTTCACGCAGATGCAGAAGTCAGAACTCCAAAATGGTGTAAATACAGCATTATTTGCCAATCCTATCGGCTCAATGGACGACCCAACGAAGACCGCAACAGAAATGACGATGCGCAAACAGATGGATTTGCAGCAATCAGGCGGCTTCTTCTCTCGGTTATTCACAGAATTTATCCAAAAGGTCATGGTTCGGACTGTCTATCTATTAGCCAAAGAGGGCAAGATTCCGAAGATCGAGCTAGATGGCCGCACTTACGCAGTGAAACACACTAGCCCGCTAGCCTTAGCGATGGATTTGGAAGACGTTCAGTCATTGGATGAGTTAATACAGCGGTTAATGTCCTATGACCCACAAGGCACCATGTTAGCGGCTGGCGTGAAGGTGGAAGATGTTCCATCATTCTTGGCTAAGAAGCTAGGCGTAGACCCTGCTTTAGTGCGAACCAAAGCAGAGATTGAAGAAAAGGCGCAACAGGCTCAACAGATGCAAGCCCAAGCGCAGGAACAGGAGCAACCACCAGGAGAGCAAGTGATATGAAGACACAAGCGGAGGCGCAATCTGAGGTTAAATCTGAGGCTATGCGTTATCACAATGTATTTGTTAAGAATAAAGACGGTGCCAAACTGTTTGAGGAGTGGATTAGCAAATATTGTTTTGGCAACTTCACTGCAATTGATGCGACAGCTATTGAATTAGCGAGAGCGGAAGGCAAACGAGAAATGGTCGCAATGATTGTGGCTAAAATCCAACAAGCGGAGAGTATGTAATATGTTTAATAAACGATTGGCCCCTTTGTATATGGTGACTGACGATGATGGCGGTGGCGGCGGCGTTGTTGCTGATGTTGTGGCACCTGTTGTTGACGATTCTATAGCGCCTGTTATCGAGCCTCAGATTACTGAGTCTTCTTGGAAGTGGAACGATGACTTTCCCGGCACTGGTGACGACGCACCCGAATGGCTCAACCAAGCCAAATACGGCGATGTTGCTGCACAAGCTAAGGCATACACCGAGTTGGAATCAAGATTCGGCGGTTTTACGGGCGCTCCTGATGCTTACGAGGCCAAATTACCGGCTGACTTGGTGCTTCCAGAAGGTATGGAGTTTGAGTTTGACGATCAAGACCCGATCTTTAAGGCGATTGCGCCTATAGCGGCTGAGCTTCAGATGTCTCAAGGCGGTCTTGATAAGTTGCTTGGCGCTTACTTTCAGGCCACTGCTGGTGAGATGGAGCGAGAAGAATTAGAGATGCGGCAACAGGCTGAGAAGGAAGTTAATAGCATTCCTCAAGGCCAGCAGCGAATAAACCAACTCACAGCATGGGCAAAAGCAAATTTAAGCGAAGAACACTTCGCAGCCTTTAGCACAAATAGAGTCACCACTGGGGCAGAATTGGAGCTTTTTGAGACGCTTATCAACAAGAGCCGGGATAAGCCTTTACCTATGCCGACTAACCAGCAAGCCACTGCTTATACGAAGGAAGAGATTCAGGCAATGTACAGGGAGACTGATGAAAACGGTAAAAATCGATATCTCACTGACCCATCATTCCGTAAAACAGTGGAAAGATATAGCGCATATGGTCAGTAGTTGACAATTATTGTCACTTGCGTATAAAATAGCAGCACACCAACCGATACCCTTGCAAAAGGCCGGACTGGAGATTTAAAAGCACATTTGAATCGGCCCGTTTGGATACCCGAAGCGAATAGCTAAAACCTATTTTCTTTAACCTTTTGTGAGGGCATTCTCATGTCTAAGAATTTATCCGCAGTAGCACAACAAGAGTTTGATAATCTTGTCCATCAAGTATTTCAGGGCAAGAACAAGCTCGACGGTTGTGTAAAACTCCGAACCGGCGTGACAGCCGATCAATACAAGTTCCGTACAATGGGCAAAGGCATGGCTAATCAGAAAGCTAGCCAAGCTGATGTTACCCCAATGGACGTAGCTCACACCTTAGTGGCAGCGACTCTGGAAAACTGGAACGCTCCTGAATACACTGATATTTTTGACCAAGCCGAAGTAAATTTTGACGAGAAGTCAGAACTTGCTGGCGCTATCTCTAAGGCGTTAGGCCGTCGTAAAGATCAGTTAATCATCGATGCTTTGGATGCTTCCACACCGACAACGACAGTGCCTACCTCAACAGGTGGTGCAGGTACGGCCATGAACATCGCTAAGGTTCTAGCTGCTAAAGAAGAAATGGACGACAACGAGGTTGATGACGAAGGTCGTGTCATGTTATTGACCGCTCGATCATGTGCCTCATTGTTAGCGACTACTGAAATCGGCTCTGCTGATTACAATACGGTTCGCGCATTAGCTCAAGGGAAAGTCGATACCTTTGCAGGGTTCAAGTTTGTCTTTATCGGCTCTCGTGCTGAAGGCGGTATTACTTCGGCAACCAATATCTATGATGGTTATGCTTTCCACATGGACGCGGTAGGTCTTGCAGTTGGCTTGGATATGAAAACAGAAATCAACTATGTGCCTGAAAAGACATCATGGCTGACTAACGGGATCATGAAAGCCGGTGCGGTTGCTATCGATGAGACTGGTATTATTAAAGTTCAGGCGACTGAATCATAAGATTTAGTGCGGTAGCAATACCGCATTGACTTCAGTTTCCCCTTAATTCTTTTTTGGAGCATAAATATCATGGCTTTTACTATAGGAAGTCTTTACCAAGTTGGCAGCGGTGGCGGTTCACCTCGTTTGTGGATGTACTCTTCTGCTGATGCTATTGCGGCAGTCAACACCTCTGGCTATTTTAATGGTGCCAGTGACCTGCTTAATGTGCGAGATGTCATTATCTCAATCGATACCAACACACCGACAACTAACTTTATTAG